GACTTCTTCCATTTCAAAATTATCTGTAGAAACTTCTACCATTCTTCCTGTTTCTTTAGAATATTCTATAGCATTACAGATTCCTGTCTCACCTGTCCACCTGTTTTTTAGAATACGTACAGTGGTTAAATTAGGATGATCTTCACTTTGTTGATTTCTTTCACAACCTATAACAATATCAGACAGTTGGGCTATACCATGAGTACCACGTAACTGATTGAGAGAAGTTTGTACTCCCTCTTCATGTCCTCTATCTCCACTTGGTCTACGTAAATGAGATACAAGTATTAAGGCACATTGTAATTCTTCTACTAAACTCCGTAGCTTAGTCATTACAAAGTCTAACATTCTACGTTCATCTCCACCGCTTGTTAGTCCTGAAATAATAATACTAATATGATCTAAGATAATACAGTCACATTCCATTCCTCGTACTAAGTATCTAATCTTGTTAAAGAGATGTTCTGGTTCTACACTTCCCCAATGATCATATAGAAATAAGTTTCCTGTACCTACTACATTATCGAAACCATCTTTTAATTCTTCAGTTGTACACTCTACATTCTGTAGATGAACCGGTTTGTTTAAATATAATCCAACAAAACCTAATGCAGTACGTTTGTTATTCTCTTCTAATGCAAGATAACCTAACTTCTGTCCTTGTAACATCATTGAATAACCAATTTCACGACATATCTGAGACTTTCCTACTCCACTACCTGCAGTAATGGTGACTATCTCACCTCTACGTAGCCCTTGAGTCATACTATTTAGACCAGAGTAAGGATATGGAAAGGATTCAACATTATCCTCAGATGATATTAAATGCCATAAATCTCTACCATCTACTATACCATCCGGTCGCCACACTTGGGCTGCCCATATTGCAGATATAATATCTTTATCTTTACCTTCTTGTAACATCTCACTGGCATCCTTCATAGGTAACTGAGCTACCTTAACTTTACCGGGCGAGAATAAGGGTACACATTCTTCTACAGCTTTCTTACCTGCATCATCTTGATCAAACATCAAGACTATGGTTTCAAATCCTTCTAAGTATTCTATCTCTCGTTGAAGACATCGTTTTGCTCCTCCAGATCCGGTGGATATAGAGACTACAGGCCATTTATTACCTTGAGCTTGAGATACCGACATAGCATCTATCTCTCCCTCTGTCACCACAATCATCTTCCCTTTAGAGAAAAGATTTTTTCCAAAAAGATTCGCTTGTTTTGTATCTCCAATAAATAGGAAATCCTTGTTAGAGAATCTTAATTTCTGTGCAATGACCTCACCTGACCCTGCTTTACGGTAATTAGCAATCTGTACTTTCTTACCTTTGAAAGTTCCAATTTGATAATCCCATTTATTAACAGTGGCTTGCGTTATGCATCGTTTCTGGAGAGGTAATTTGTCACCAGTTACAAAATCCATTTTCATTTTTTCCTTCCTCTGTGTAATTGATGTTTCACCTACTTCCGTTTGGTGATAACCACATCCGGGTGTGAAGCAGTAACCATGACCATCATCATACATGGCGAGGTTATCTTGTGATCCACAACTAGGACAAGGGATGTGTTTAATTAATGTAGAGTCTCCTCTCTCTATACTCTCTCTTCCGAAGAGTTCCATATTTTATCATCTAGTTTAGATGTTGCTGATAATGATTTGATATATGTAAATCCACAACTTACTAAGAAGTATTTCATTTGATCTAATACTTCCGGTAAAGTTGAAGCGTCAAATTGAACCTTAACATCATCAATTTTATAGTTTTTACCTGACAAATCACTTCTATCTATGAAAGTTCTTACTTGTCGAAACGTATATGTTTCTTCCATGTCGAGTTCATTCTCAAGTTCCTCTTCCCAAATAAATTTTTTGGGGATTTTCTTTTTTAATTTATGAATTTGAGTTCCTCTATTTTTAATACCCTTACCCATACTTCCCTTCCTGTTTTAGAAGTCTAACCATGATTGAACATCAAAATATGGAGAAAGTTGAGTAGTTTCTATCTCATTAAAACCTAAGATAGTAGATTGAGGATATTGATACCTCAACCTCATAATACTCTTTTTTAATTCTTCCCATTGTTTTGATGTATAATTTAAACGAGGTTCCAATTCTGAATCCGTAGCATCTCCACCGACTAGACATACTGATATAGATATATCATTATAACTTTCTGTGTGTGCTCCTACTTCTTCAATATGTCTACCTGTTTCTACGTTACCATCTCTCTTTATGATGAGATGATGCACCACATTTAAAAATCCTTTCTGTCTATGTAATTTATCCATATCTTTGACATTAAGATTTTTGCTAGGTGGTGTCTGACTACTATGTATAATAATATATTTAGTTTCTGTTCTGTTTATTCTATCCATTCTTCAGGAATATTTTTATTTGCGTATTTAAAATTATATTTTGTAGCCCAAGCCTTACATGTTAAATTAGAACCTTGAACTTTTTTATTACAATCGTAAAATACGAGTCTAATATCTAATTCAGGATGTTGTTTCTTTATAGCTTTCAAAATTCTCTGTGCTGTAAGTCTAAAAAATCCTTTTGCCTCAATAATTATTCCATTAGGAAGAATAAAATCTGGTTTGTATTTACCTTCCAACGTATAACCTAGAACAAGTGTTTCGTATTCATAGGCTATACGTTTTTTCTCTAGGAAGGAACCTAGTCTCTCTTCAAATTGGTTACGAAACCCTTTAGAAGTCCTCATCCTCTTCTTTAAACTCGGATGTAGTGTTTTCAGAGGAATCTTCAAAACCTTCCTCTTCTTCAAATCCCATATCAGATATAGGATTATAAGGAATCAGATTGATAACTTGCACGGCATCCATATATAATGTGACACCTGCTCCACCTTGAACATGCCAGAAGTTAGGTCGAAATGAAACCTTTACATCTGAACCTCGTCCAAGTGACACATTGCAAGGATTTAACTTAGCATCAATCAAACGGATTGTAACCTTTCTTTTCTCTCCGTTCTTAGATTTAAAGAATGGTTTCTGTTTAAACTTAAACAGTACATCATCACCATCCTCTTTGTATGGTGGATCAGCTAGTTTTTTTGCTCCTGACTCTTTTTGAGAAGAGTCCATCCACTCATCAATCGTTGCCATAAACTTCTTGGCATTTTTACGTGGAATAGTGAACGCTAATTGATATTCTCCCTCTTCTTGGAATTTTGTGTTGGGTCGTTCTATATATGCCCACGCTACTTTTCCTGACGGAGATACTTGTCTATCTGCCATTTATATCCTCCTTAAATGGTTATTATAGGTTTAAAATTCAAATTATTATTAACTTGAATACTATAAGGGTAGTTAATTAACAAAAGAAGTATTTAGAATCTAACACTTCTGTTATATCTAACTCTCCCTTCTTTGGTGGGTTGGGAACATAGTCCACCACTTCCAAAGCTGATTTTTTAAATTCATCAAGAGGATCAAACTCTTGGTATAGTTTAACAAAGGCTTTTCTTAACAAGAAAGCTAATTTTGGTGTATTTTGTGCATGTGTGCCATATGAATCATGTATCATTTGGAATGATTGTATATCCTCATCCATACACATATTCACTGTGAAGGTTAAAGCACAGGCATCTAAAGAGTGTACAAAATTAGGTGCTGAACCATTCACAGATCTCCTATTATCAATTCCTGAATCATCTTCTATCTGTAAAGTCGGTTTTATAAGTATTCCATCAATATGAGTGAATATTTTTTTCTTGGTTATATCCTTATATTGCTGATGAATTATCATACCAGAAGGAATCCACCATATCAAGGGATAATTTTCTTTACTCATTATACTTGAAACTTTTCTAATCCAATCCATCGCCTCTTTTGCACTCACTACTACTTCCGTGATAGCATTCCACACTCTAGTTGTGATCCAATTTACAGGCACATACAGAGGAAGATTTTTATCCCAAGGATAATCTAACCCATCATAAATGCAATCCCTAACATACTCTTCTACATAACTTCTACAGCTAAATCTTGTACCACCATAAGGGACTACCATAACAGGTCGTTTAGTCATTTTACGATTAATAAGTCCAGAATTTAGCCATTTTTCAGCCATCTCATCTCCATCTTCCATCTCCTTCCTTACTTCCCTTAGTACATGATCAGCGACATCTTGATATATGTCTTGTGGTTGTTCTTTATCCATAAGATTAGTTGCGTGACCACCAACTTTACATCGTAACATCGCTGAATAATGTTGTAGCCCATTATTGCTACCGTCTAAGGCTATAGGTAAACTTGATTTATAGCCGAAACCTTCTTTCCTAAATCCTGTCCATTCATAACAAAATGCTAAGAATAACCAAGGATCACTGACTTTTTTCCAGAACTCACATTCTAATCCGAATTTAGCTACATTAAATATCTCGTTTTCATTTTCATATACCCAATCCACTCTTTCTTGGAGAGTTAATTTATCAACTCCGGCACAGTTTGCTCCATGTATAGCTAACCATTCTGCTTGTTCTTGGTTCTCTATGGCTAAACTTTTAGAGAATGTTAATAATGCTTTTGCGTACTCAGTCCCTTGAGGTGTAAGAAAGGATGATACAGTGTATTTTCTACCTCTGAAATCTACTTGGTATGGAAAATAAAAACTATCAAATTTAGAAAATTTTTCTGCCATTTTAATGGTTCTCATGAACTGCAGTATCTTAGACTTTCTCCTCACATTCTCTGCATAACATTCTGATGCGATAGTTTTCCAATCTATGAACTTTTTATACATCTCCTCAGACATGTCTGCCTTCTTCATACCTTTAGAGGCTGGACAGGGTGGGATAGTGGCTTCAGTTCTATCTGGTAAAGATCCAATACTTATTCTCTGATCAGATGCTTCTGACATAATTTTGAATACTTTATTATTTATCTTCCATGCAGTATTTTGAAGAGCGTTTACACAACTATACTCTTGTTTCATATCATGGTAAGCTAATTCACTAGCTATATTTTTATTGCTAGTCTTGATAAATCCAATCCTTTTTGTCAAATATCCACCACTATAAGGTGAGGTCCAATTTAAGGGTGTACATACCATTGGTGAGTATGCTGGACTTAGTAATTCTCCCTTACTATTTATCTTTTCAATCCAATCTAACGTAGTAGCAGTTGGAAGGATGGTTAATTCTTTTTTCTTTCTACCTTTAGTCATGGTTACTACTTTAACTAGACCAGTAGAACGAACTAACAGGTCTACACACTTTAATCCTACTTGGATTCGTTCTGTTACTGTCCATGTATCGGTATGTTCTACATCTATCTTATGTTTACAGTGTTTTAGTAGACCATATCTACGATAATGACGAGATGCTGATCTCTTTCCTACCTGTTTCATTAAGTAATCAAAATAATGCCTGTCTCCCTCTCTGTATAAATTAAATTTTACTTGATCTTCTAATGACTGTCCAATCTTAAAAGCTAAATTAGTTAGTTTCTGAGATTTAGATATTCCATCCATAATAGATCTTAGAGTGATGAATGCTGATACCTCTGACTCCAACATAGCTAGAAAAGGTGCGGCAAGGGCTTTCCTTCCTGCACCACCTTGTAATGCTTCACCTATGAATGAATCTATTTTTCTAGAAAACTTGTCTACACTCTGTTTCATTAATAGAATGCCATGTAAAGATGTAGACTCAGCGGAAGAACTCTTTGCTTCTCTTACTTGTTTACGGAACTTCTCAATCCCGAATTCAATCATATCTTCTTCTAGTTTTTTCTGCTCTTCAAATATGTTCATTCCTTCCTTTTTATATGAAAATGAATAACCAATGTAAACTTACTATATAAACTAAACAACTAAATACTATTATGTATAATGTAAATATCATTCTCTCCTTATATTAAAAATGTAAGCTATCATCTATAATCTCATCTTTACTATATCGAATAGTAACTTCTCCACCTCCCCAACAAAATATTAATCCACTAACTACTATAATGAATACACCAGTGAAAAATCCAAATCCCCATATACTAAAAAAAACAAGTATATCTGGTAACATAAGAAACCACCTGTTCATATTCCACCTTTTAATTAAGTAAATATGGTTTTGCAATATGACTCCACCAAAGTTTATCCCTTTTCATGATCCACATCTTCCAATCTGCACCTTCATTTAAATAAGATGCAAGTGATTCCGTTATCTCAATGAGATTGGACTCAAAGGTGATAGGATTAGTTAATGAATCATCTTGTTCAAACTCTATAGTATCTCCCCTTGTAAAGAACGCACCTGTATCAGTAGGTAACTCCGTAAAAGAGATTGTGAAGGCATCAACGGCATCATTCACTATATGAAATAATGTGTAAAAATCCTTTGTATTGAACATACCTAGTATAGAATTCTGGTTAAATTCACCATTAATGAATTCATCATCTAGGCTATTCCTTACTATATATA